ATATTACAGGAAATGGAAAATCAGAAGGAGTAGTACCTTGGGCTAAAATTTATGATTCAACAATTATTGCCACCAACCAAGGTTCAGTCCGTAGAGGAGCTGCTTCAGTAAATTTAGATATCAACCACCCAGATATCAAAGAATTTTTACAAATTCGTCGTCCTAAAGGTGACCCTAACCGCCAATGCTTAAATCTACACCAGTGCGTAGTTGTTGATGATGCGTTTATGAAGCGCTTAAATGACCGCGACAGCGAAGCTATGTCATTGTGGTTAGAAATACTTAAATCCCGCGTAGAAACCGGAGAACCCTATGTAATGTTTAAGGACAATATTAATAAAGATAATCCTTTAGCATACCGCATGAATAATCTAGATGTTTCTATGACTAACATTTGTACCGAAATTACACTCCATACAGATGAGGAACATAGTTTTATTTGTTGTTTGTCTTCACTTAACTTAGCTAAGTATGATGAGTGGAAAAATACAGATGTTGTAGAAACCGCTATTTACTTCCTTGATGGTGTAATGGAGGAATTTATCGTTAAAACAAATGGTAAAGATTCTATGATTCGTTCACATCGCCATGCTAAAAAAGGACGTGCTTTAGGTTTAGGTGTAATGGGTTGGCATACTTTCTTACAACAGAAAAATTTACCATTTAACTCAATTGCTTCAACAGCTTGGACCCACACTATTTTTAGTGATATTAAAAACAAAGCTGAAGCAGCATCACGTCAATTAGCAGTAGAATATGGTGAACCACTTTGGTGTAAAGGAACAGGTATGCGTAATACCCACTTGTTAGCCATTGCTCCTACAGTATCTAACTCACGTATTAATTCATGTTCAGCAGGTATTGAACCTCAACCAGCAAATGTTTATGTGTTTAATGGTGCTAAAGGAACATTTATTGTTAAAAATCCTGAATTAGAAAGATTACTTGAAGCTAAAGGTAAAAACCAAAATAAAGTTTGGGACCAAATCCTAGCAGATAATGGTTCTGTAGCAAATTTACCTAATGATGTATTAACTGAGGATGAGAAAGAAGTATTTTTAACATTCCCAGAAATTAACCAACTAGGTTTAGTTCAACAAGCAGCAATTCGTCAACGTTATATTGACCAAACCCAATCATTGAATTTATCATTTGACCCAACAGATTCACCAAAATGGATTAATCAGGTTCATATGGAAGCTCATAAGTTAGGTATTAAAACCCTATATTATTTACGTACAGATTCAGTGATTAAAGGTGATTTGGGTTCTAGAACTGTAGATTGCGTTTCTTGCGATGGATAGAAATAAATTAATTGTTATAAATGGGTTCCCTAATAATGAAAAAAAACTTCAACTAATTGAAGAGCAAATTTCTTACTTAAAAAAATTAGGACACCCCATTTTACTTATTAGTGGTTGTTCTATACCTGAATCTTTATTATCCCAATTAGATTATTTTATACTAAATACAGAGAATGAAGTTATAGGTAGAGATTTTACACAAATGTGTTATGATTCTCCTAATCCTAATGTAGCATTTATTAAATTTCCTATATTTAATGATACTGGAGAAATAGCACTATTTGATACTAATGTAAACTGTACTATTACTAAAAATATTAAATTATCATTTACATTAGCTTCTAATTTAGGTTACACCTCAGTTTTTTATACTGAAGATGATAACATATTTAAAGATGAGGCTTTACCTTATGTTACCAAGTATTTAGATTTGATTGAAAATGGTGAATATAAGTTAGCTACTGTTGTTGGAGAAGAAAGTGCTATACTTTACCCCATATTATTTACAACTTTATTCTTTGCTAATACCCAATTTATGTTGGATAATTTTACTATTCCTATAAATAAAAAGGATTGGTACATAGAAGAAAACATATACAAATACGGACTTAGTAAAACATATGAGGGGGCATTTTACCATATAATGGAACCTTATATAGATAAAATTTATAATATAGAGCCTGAGTTTGTTCCATTGGTAAATGCAAAACATATAGAATGGGGTAAAATTAATAGATTCCATAATGAACACCATCTTTTAGATGTATTTTTTAATATTGTTCCTAATGATGAAGGAAATCATCATTTAATTTTATTTAATCAATCTAATTGGATGCTTGAGGGGAATAAACCTTATAAAGTTAAAATTTATTTTGATGATAATTTTAAAGAAGAAATTGAAATTTCCCAAAGTTATCATTATTATATAATTCATGTAAGTTTAGAAATTAAACAAGTTAAACTAGAAATTGAAAATTATGGTACCAAAATTCTAGACAATTCCCCAGAAACCGTAAAATTTAACGGAAAATTAACAATTTGGTAAATTTTCTACATATGTATAATAAACATTAAATTAAATTAAAATGGGATTTTGGAAAAGATTTTGGGCGTTCTTAAGAAATGAAACTACCCTTGATGAAAAAGTTATTGAAGTAGTAAATGATGCTAAAGAAGATGTAGCTGAGTTAAGAGAACGTGCTAAAAAAGTAGTTAAAGAAGCTAAGGAAGTAGGTGCTGCTGTTAAAAAGGTAGTAGAAGAGTCTAAAGACGTAGTTGAAGCAGTAAAACCTAGAAAAAAAAGAACTTCTAAGCCAAAAACTGGTAAATAATTACGTTTTTTATGCAAAATTTTAAGGGCGTTTTATACGCCCTTTTTATATTTATAATAAACCCAATTCATTAAATCTCGTTAATATTTATTATAAATTTAATACCATGAAAAAAATTATAGATTGGATATCAGGTCTACTAAAAGATGAAAAAGGCACCCCATCATCTAAAAGATTTGTTGGTATTTTAGCTGGTGTTTCGCTCTGTGTAACACTTTTTGCAAATCAATTTACTGAAGAACATATTGCTCCTGCAGAATCTTTAGTTAATGCTGTCGCTGCTTTAGCATTCGGTGCTTTAGGATTAGCATCAGTTGATAAGATTTGGGGTAAAAAACAAGAATAATTATGATGCTATCTGAAAATCTATCAGTCGCTGAATTTAGCAAATCCGATACCGCAAAAAGAAAAGGTATTAATAATACTCCACAAGGAAAACATTTAGAAGCAGCTAAAGAATTAGCTCAAAATATCTTTCAACCTATTAGAGAGCATTTTGCTACTCCTATTTTTTTATCCTCAGGATATAGAAGTGAAGCTTTAAATACAGCAGTAGGTGGTTCATCTACATCTCAACACTCAAAAGGAGAAGCTATTGACATCGATATGGATGGACATAAAGGCCCTTCTAATGCTGATGTATTTAATTACATTAAAGAAAATTTACCATTTGACCAATTAATCTGGGAATTTGGAACCGACAAAAACCCAGACTGGGTTCATGTATCATATAAAAAAGGTGGTCCCCAAAGAGGTCAAATCTTAAGAGCTAAAAGAAACTCAGTAGGTAAAACTTTTTATGAACCTTATAAGTCATAATTCTATGAAAACAACACCAACCCTTTTAGCAATTACCTCAGTGTCAGCAACATTTGCCTTTATTTGTTCCTATTTTTGGAACCTAACAATGACCAATTCCGACCAATACTTGGCCGTGGTCAGTGTTTTATTTTTAGATGGAATATTTGGTATTATAGCTGGTACCAAAAGAGAAGGCTTTAAAACATTTAGAGCATTACATGTTCTAAGAAGCACAGTTATCTGGGTGGTGTTTTTAACAGTTATCTTAATGGTTGAACAAGGCTTTGCCGGAACAAGTTGGCTTAGTGAAGTTATCATCGTACCTTTCATAGTATTCCAACTCATAAGCGCACTTAAAAATGCGTCTATGTCTGGATATATCAAAGCAGGGTTGTTAAATACAATTCTTGATAAGATAGATGGACATAAAGGTATAAGAATTAAAGATGAAGAATCTAAAAAATAAATTATTTCCGACATTAATCGCGTTCTCCGCCCTGTCAGTTTCCGCTTCGGCCGCTTTCTATTCAGTTAGCGGCCTTAGCAAACTTTTCGCGGGTGCATCGCTTGAAGTTATTATAATGGCTTCTTCTTTAGAAATAGCTAAATTAGTTATTGCTTCCCTACTCTACCAATATTGGGATGCCATAAACAAAGGCTTACGAGCATATTTAACATTAGCAGCCGGAGTACTTATTTTAATTACTTCAATGGGTATTTACGGCTTCTTATCAGCAGCCTATCAGGAGACAGCCAACAAAGCCGGTAACATAGATGCCCAAGTAGCTTTAGTAGAGGTAAAACGAGACAATATTAAAGAACAGTTAGCGGTATATAACGCGGAAAAAAGCACCATTAACGGGGCAGTAGCAGATCTAAGAGCAGGATTAGCTAATAACGTAATCCAATACAAAGACAAGGATGGTAACCTCATTACTACTACATCTTCAGCTACTCGTAAAGCACTTGAAAAACAATTAGACCAAGCTATTGAACGTCAAACTAATATCAATACTAAAGTAGACGAGTTAAATACTCAATTATTTGATTACGAAACT